GAGCTGAGCAACCTCACATCATCGCTCAATGGGAAGCTGCATTTACTAAGATTTTGAAGGAGTGGTGATGGCCGGACAAAGTAGGACACTCAAACTCTCCATTTTAGCTGACATCGACAACCTCAAAAAGAATCTCAACAGCGGATCAAATGAGGTCGAAGGCTTTGGCACAAAGCTCGGTGGATTTGCTAAGAAAGCCGGTGCAGCTTTTGCGGTAGCTGGAGCAGCTGCCGCAGCCTATGCTGGCAAATTGCTGGTTGATGGCGTTAAGGCTGCCATTGAGGATGAAGCCGCTCAAGCCAAATTGGCAACGACTCTAAAAAATGTCACGGGTGCTACAAATAACCAGATCAAAGCTGTTGAAGATTACATAACACAAACAGCGTTGGCCAACGGAATCACCGATGACAAATTGAGGCCATCGCTTGATCGGTTGATCAGAAGTACAAAAGATGCGACCAAAGCACAGGAATTACAATCATTGGCTTTGGACATTGCAGCTGGTACGGGTAAAGATTTGCAAGCTGTCTCAGAAGCTTTGGGCAAGGCTTATGATGGCAATTTAGGAGCTTTGAAAAAACTCGGTGTGGGCATTGATGAATCAATCATCAAATCAAAAGATTTTGATGCGGCCGCTGCCGCGCTCTCAAAGACTTTTGAAGGTCAAGCATCACAGCAAGCTGAGACATTTGCTGGGAAAATGGCACGGCTCAATGTTGCATTTGATGAAGCAAAAGAAACTGTCGGATCGTATGTGCTTGATGCCATCACGCCATTGGTTAGCAACATTGTAACCAAAGGAATTCCAGCACTCACAGATTTTGCAAACAATTTAGGAAAATCATTGGGGCCAGCATTTGGCGCAATTGTAAAAACAGTACGCGATGACCTTTTGCCTATTTTGGTTTCATGGTGGAAATTCTTATACACCGAGGTAATTCCAGCAATTGGATCAATTGTGGGGCCAGTACTTGAAGGCTTAAAATCTGCATTTGATAAAATAAAAAAAGCGCTGAGTGACAATTCGGCCGAATTAGAACCTTTTTATGATGCTTTGGCAAAGGTTTGGGATTTCATCAAAAAGTATCTTGCACCACTTTTGGGCGGCGCTTTCAAAACGGCACTTGAAACGATCGGCACAATCGTGAGTGGCCTTGTCACAGGCTTTTCAAAGCTGGTTGGATTTATTACAAACACAGTCAATAAGATGAAAGAATTTGTGAATTTCATCAAAGATAATCCGCTCACACGCTTTTTCTTTACTACTGAAAGTGAATCCAAAGGTTTGAAGGCTGGTGGCAATATTGATTTTGCTACACCGGTTGAATCTCCATCTGGATTCAATGCGCCGGGTGGCGTATTTGCGCCATCAGGTGATTCACCGACATTTACAGGTGCACCACTTTCAGCCTATTCACCAGCAATGCAAGCTGCAATTTTGCGCCGCGAGGAATTAAAGGCCGAAACCGAAAGATTAAGAGCTGCACGCGAGGCAGCTGCCGCAGCTAGAGCAGCGGCCACCGGTGGGCTTTCAACAGCTGAAAGAATCGTCATCAATGTCAATTCAGCCTCAATTATCGATGAGGAAGGTTTTACGCGAGCTGCAACCACCGCATTTAACAATTCATTCTACCGAGGCACTCTTGGTGCTGGAGCTTTGGTCGTTGAGTAATGAGCATTTTTAATCCCATTTGGCGCGTAACCATTGGCGGTGTTCAATATCAAACCGCCATTTTGGCTAACCTAACAATCACTAGCGGCCGCACAAACATTTATGAGCAAGCACAGGCCGGATACACCAATTTGGAAATCATCAACCTTGATCAATCCAATGTAAGCATTGCCATCAATCAGGCCATCACAATTGAGCTGCAAGATTCCACAAATACATTTGTGCCAATCTTTGGCGGCTCGATTGTTGAAGTTGGAATTTCTGTCGCTGAAGTAGGATCGGTCGATTACGCACAGCGGATCAACATCATTGCTTTGGGTGCATTGGCTAGATTGCCAAAAGCATTGACCGAAGGTGTTCTGAGTGATGATTTTGATGGCGATCAGATTTTTACAATTTTAAGTCAGGTTTTGTTTAGCTCATGGGAGGAAGTACCAGGAGCACTTACATGGGCCACGTATGATCCGACTATTCAATGGCAAGATGCCGAAAACACAGGATTGGGCGATATTGATCGTCCGGGAAATTACGAGCTTGAAAATCGCGGATCATCAACCACCGATGTTTATTCATTGGTTTCAGCTTTGGCCACATCCGGACTCGGTTATATTTTTGAATCCCCCACCGGCCAAATCGGGTATGCCGACAGTACACATCGAACAAATTATTTGGCAGCAAATGGGTATGTCGATCTCACAGCCAATCATGCTTTGGCATCTGGTTTAAGCATCCAATCTCGCGCCGGAGATGTAAGAAACACAATTACATTAAGATATGGCAACACATCCAATTTGGAAGTCAGCGCGGTTGATTCTGAATCGGTTGCTTTATATGGTCAATTGGCACAGATTTTTAGCACAACAATTAAGCATCAAGCTGATGCACAGGATCAAGCCGATTTCTATTTGGAGCTGAGAGCTTACCCACGCTTCAATTTCAGCAACATCACATTTGAGCTGACCAATCCAGAGCTTGATGACATCGACCGAGATGCTTTGATCAATGTGTTCATGGGGATGCCAGTGAACATTGCCGATCTGCCATTGAACATGAATTCCGGCGATTACTTGGGTTTTGTTGAAGGCTGGACATTTTCTGCCCGATACAATCAGATCAGCATTTCAATGATCGTTTCACCAGTTTCATTTTCATTGCAAGCCATGCGATGGAACGATGTGCCGGTGGTTGAACAATGGAACACAATCAATCCAACATTGGATTGGATCAATGCCACGATTGTGGCGTAAGGAGAAAAATGAGTAATCCAACAAGCAATTTCGGATGGCAGATGCCAACGAACACAGATTTGGTCTCACAGCTCCCGGCCGATTTTGAAGTATTTGGTCAGGCTGTGGACACATCATTGGCCGACCTTAAAGGCGGCACCACCGGTCAGGTGTTAAAGAAAAACAGCAACACCGACATGGATTTTGTATGGGCAGCGGATGCAGCTGGCATGACTAATCCAATGACAACCACAGGTGACACAATCTATTCATCAAGCGGTTCGACACCGGCGCGATTGGGCATTGGATCAACCGGACAGGTGCTCACAGTTTCAGGCGGTGTACCAACATGGGCAGCAGCGGCAGCTGGTGCAGCGGTTTCAACAAAAGTCAATTCATCGGGATCAAACAAATCAACTACATCAACAACCTATGTTGCAATTGATACAACTAATTGCAGAATCACAGCTACACCAACAGGCACAAGTGCTGTTATTTTTTTACAGGCTTTCATTAATATGTCAGGATCGCCAACAGAAGGTTTTTGGACAATTTCTGGTGGTGGTACCGCATCGCCTTATCAAGTTTATAACAACAGTTATGAAAATCAAGTGCGCCCAAATGTTTCCGCCATTATTCCAATTACTGGTTTAACAGCTGGGACAAGTTACAATTTCGATTGGATGTGGCGTGTGAATTCCGGCGGTACTTTTGGCATGGTCGGAGATCAATCAAACAACTATCCTAGAATGGTATTCATCGGATGATTACAACAACAAAAAAAATCAATCTTGCTCAACTAGATGCGGAACTCAAGGCCGGCGGTTTGAACATGGAATCTCTCAATAATCAGCACACTATTTTGCCAGTTAGTGACAAAATCACAAAAGAACAATTGCAAAAGGCTGTTGATGATCATATGGCAATTGACGATCCACAACCAACCATCGTTGAGAAATTGGCATCTGTAGGTTTGAACATCGATGATCTGAAAGCTGCATTGGGTGTCTAATTTTCCACAAGGCACATTGCCGCGCTTGATTCAAGTGGCGTTGGCCGAAGTCGGCACAGCTGAAACCGGCAACAATGAGACAAAGTACGGCAAATTTATGAAGGCCGATAAATTGCCATGGTGCGGAAGTTTCTTGAATTGGTGTTCGGCGGAGGCCGGGGTCAAGGTGCCAAATGTTGTCAGCACAAAAGCTGGAGCCGAGGCCTTTAAGAAAGCTAAGCAATGGCACACAACGCCAAAGATTGGTGATTTTGTTTTCTTTGATTTTATCGTCGATGACAAAACCACAATCAATCACATTGGCTTGGTGATCCGAGCATCGGAAAAACAGATTGTGACAATTGAAGGCAATACATCATCTGGTGGCGATCAACGCAATGGTGGAGAAGTCATGGTGAAATCGAGAGCTTTGGGAGCACGCTCATTTGTGGTCGGTTATGGCCGGCCAGCTTATGAGCCTTTTTCCGGTGATTTACCGGATCGACCAAAAGGAGAAACAAAATGAATCAAATCAAAGCAATGGCGGCTTCATGGGGTCGCTCATACATCGCAGCAGCTTTGGCCGTTTATATGGCCGGCGGCGATTTAAAGGCAATGGCAATGGGCGGCGTTGCAGCTGTCGTGCCTGTAATTTTGCGCTGGTTGAATCCAGCTGATACAGCTTTCGGCTCAACGGGGAAATGATCCGGAAATCACTCGCGGTGGGTCTAGTTTCGATCCTTTCGCTAGGCCTTACCGCTTGTGGTTACGATGGATGGGTGCGATACCCATGCCAATTGCATGAAAATTGGGAAAAACCAGAGTGTGTCAAGCCGCAATGTAAAGTCACAGGAATTTGCTCGGAGGATTTAGTAGGCGATGGCTTCAAAAAATAGAGACAGATTAAGCCAAGAGGAAATCAAAGCACGCTTGATGTTTCTCATTGGCGCGGTGCTGTCCATTGTTTTTCTCATTGTCACTTTGGGCATCACATACGCATTGATCTTTGTGACACAGCCAATCGGAGCACAAGCTCCCAATGATGCAGCTTTTATCGACTTGCTCAAAACATTGGCGATTTTTCTCACCGGGTCATTGGGTGGAGTTTTAGCATCTAACGGCCTTAAAGACAAGCAAAAGTCAGAATACGAAAAAGCCATTGAAAGGCGTTTAGGCGGTAGCGACACGCCGTAATTTGAGCGTGATTGTTGTATTTGTCGGCCGATGCTGTCACTCTCTATTTCGGGAGCGAAGCACAGTAGTTCCCGAATCGGGAGCAATACAATGGATGAATTATCAATCGTGGTCATGTGTTTGATCGCTGGAGCTTTTTGGGCCGTCATGTCATATTCGGTCGGTTTCAAGGAAGGCCAGCGACAAGGCTATACACGAGGCCGGGCGGTATCGCGCCACATCTCTCAACTCAATGAGAAGGTGGACAACTAATGGCCGCATTTCTAGAAAATTACGAAGGCAACAAAGAGCGCACAGATCGATGGCTCAAGACATTTCCACAAGGCCGGCTTGAAGCTCACATCATTGAATTCAATGCAGAAAAAGGCTATGTGCTCGTGCAAGCTAAGGCATGGCGCAATCAAGAGGAAAAAGAGCCAGCCGGTATTGATTACGCTTTCGGCTATCGTGAAGCTTTTAATCCGAACATGAAACGCTGGTTTTGCGAGGACACTACGACCTCAGCTTTGATGCGCGTGATGGCCTTGGTTATGGGTGGCACCGAAAAGGCCACAAAAGAAACCATGGAGCAAGTCAAAGTCAATGATGCAACCAAGCCACAAGATTATGACTATTGGACAACCAAATTTGGTGATGTGCCAAGCTACAAGACAGCTGATGAAGCTGAGCAATCAGGAATCCCATCACTTGGATCATCGATGGATGAAATCGCCAAGCAATTGGGCGGTGAGCTTGTACAAGAGGCACCACAATGCCGTCATGGTCATCGCGTATGGCGCACCGGCACATCGGCCAAAACGGGTAAGGATTGGGCCAATTTCTCATGTGTGGGCAAAAAGCCAGATCAATGTGATCCTCTTTGGTATGTATTTACAAGCCGTGGAAAATGGGAGCCACAAGTATGAGCGACTATGTTGAAATCATCTATCCACAAGAGATGATGGCCAAGCTGATGTGCAATGGCGAAATTGTTGAGGAATACAAGATTGAGCAATGCGACAAATGCTCACAGCTAAGAAGGCTTGACAAATTTGGA